GCAAGCGAGCTATGGTTTCTGTTGCTTTTTGAAAATTGGAGGAAGTATCTGCTGGGCTTGTGGCTGTGCCTGCCTCTTTAGCAGCTGCTCCAGCCTGCACTCTTGCCAACAGGTCAGGTAAAGTAGTTTTTAAGCGAGCTATGGTTTCTACTGCGGCTTTAAATTCTGTAGTTGAACTATTAAACGCTGCGGCTAAATCAGTAGCAGCTTTGGCTGCATTCATCTCTGCATTGTATTTCTTAGCCAAAGCCTCATTATTATCTAGGATGGCTAACTTAGCTTGTATGCGTAGTTTAGTCTCAGCATCGGTAGCCTCGCCTAGCGCCTTCATTAAGGCTATGCGCTCAACGTTAAACTTTTCTTCTAGTTTATCTACCTCAGACTTAGCCTTCATCTTATTAATTTCGTCTTGACGTAATTTGTTAGAAGTCTTTAACCTTAATATCTCTTTAGCACGCTCTACATCCCTAGTAGCACTAGCGCCTAATGAATAAGTAAAGTTAGATGTAGGTGCAGGCTCAGACAGTTCACCTAACTTCTTTAACATATCAAATAAATTGCCAAATCTTAAAACATCTATTATCTGCTTAATGCCAGGTGTGTTGCGTAGATCGCTTAATACACCAATTAGAGCGCCAACACCAGTCACAACGCTTGCAATACTTGTGGCTAGTGCATCTATATCATTAGTTAAATTCTCGATGCTAGTGTCTTTGCCTAACTTGCTTATTGCATCAATTAAACTTTTTCCAATAGTTTCACTTGCATCTGCTGCTGCCACACGCAATAAATCCATTTTGCCTGCGTAGGTGTCTAATCGGGCTGAGGCCTGTCCTGCAAATTTTTGATTTAACTCAGCAAGGATATCTTCCATCTTGCCAGCCTTTAAGGTGGCTTTACTAATGCCTGCGCCTAATCTGCTTAACCCTGTGGTGTTGCCTGAGTATCCACGTGTTAATGCAGCGCTTACCTCGGTTACAGACTTACCAGTAGCAGCGCTAATGTTTAGAGCTGTATTTAATGCTTCTTGGCTTTTAGTTATTGAGCCAGTAACTGTCAATAATTGCTGAAATGCTGGGCGTAATTGGTCATCTAGTACGCCTGTGGTGCGCTGTAAATTGGCTATGTAATCTTCTACAGCAGGTGCTGCAAATGCAAACCCTGTATTACGTAATTGTATCTCTAGGGCTCTGGCTGCTTTTTCATCTTCTGCAAACGCTTGCACAGCCTTCTTGCTGTAGTTAAATAATGCACGTGCGCCAAAAACTCCTGCAAAAGTTTTGCCTAATTTTTTTACTTGCTGATCAAAAGCCGAGATTTCTTTTTTGCCTCTAGTAAGTGCCTTGCCATTAAAGGTTGCCGTAGCTGCTACAAATATATTGGCCATTACGCTGCCCTCTTACCTTTAATTTTAGTTTTTTTATTAAACTCTACGGCTGAATTATCTATCGCTTTTAATATTGCCTCATATACTTTTAAACTATCTTGTGACCAAGCCTTGTAAATTAAACGTCCTTTAGTTTTACGGCCACCGCCACGAGCACCAGGTATTTTAGGTTGTGATGTAAGTGGCTCTAATTCGGCTATAAATTGCTGACTAGCAAATGGGTTATTAGATTTGTATTCTTCAAATGCTTTGCTGCGAGCTGATCGCTTGCTATATTGTCCGCTTGCACCTTGTGAAGCTATCATTTCAAATGGTGCTCTACCTCGTGGGTTTAAACGGCCAGCAGTTTCATATATGGATCCAGCACGGCTAACGTTGTAAACATAATTACTTACCTTAAAGCCATTTCTTAATGTTTTATTTTCTCCAGGGTTGTAGCCAATACCCCCTAACACTGCGCCAGCATCATATTTGGGGAATGGTCTATAAGAAACATTTGAAGATAATGGTTTAGCCCAACCAGACAAAACTGCATCATCGCTAAGTACAAATCCCTTAGCCTTAGCTGCTACACCACGCATTAAAGGATCAATAGCAGTTCTTATGCGTTGCCGCATATCTTGATCGATAAAACTTAAGCCATTTAGGACATCTTTAACGCCTACGATTTCTACTGGCATTTCGGATCTCCTTAGCTCTGTCGGTTAGGACTTGTATGATTGTGGCATACATTTCGCTATCCATATCAATAAATTCTCTAGGCGGTATCCCAGTCTCTACGCTCAACTGTGCGATGCTGTAAAGTATCGAATCCCGCTGTGTTATTTTTTTTCTTCGTCTAATACCTCGACAGTATCTAAACTGTCAATAAACTCAACGCCCCACAAAGGTATCTGAGCGCCAGCCCTGCGTAAGCATTCGTAAGCAAGCCAGAAAATCTCTGTTTGCCTTTCGTGCTCACGCAAGACCTTGCTAATTCCTGAGCCGTACTTTAACTCGAAAGCGTACTCGACACCTGGTGTTATCTTATGCTCTGATACTTCACCATTAGCCCTTGTTATCTTTAGCTTTGCCATTATTACTCCTTAGTTAGAATGCCACCGATGGTGACACTGTTATTGCGGAGTTTACTGTAAAGGACAGACTTGATGTTGCAACCTCAGCCACGCCACCTTGACCGATTGGGGTCAAGTTATTTACCAAGATTGAAAACTGGTAAGTAGGGTTTGTAGCTGATACAGCAGTGCCTTTAACAGTAATTACTGATACTGCTAGGGTCTTGCCAAAGGCTGCGCTTAGTGTCTCATTTACTGAAGCGGCTGCCCAGTCATTGATAAAGTCGATGGTAAATGTGCCTGATTGTAATCCAGCTACAAATCGGTGAGAAAGATCTCCCATTGCTGTGACCTCAAGTTCATCTACGATCTGATTAATTACGGCATTAGTCACGTACGAGCTAATGTCGATTGATGGTGTAGTAGGCGCAGCATTGGTAGCCAACTTAACACCTACGTTATTATTTAAATAGATTGCCATTGTTATTCCTCGTCTTTCTTAGTTTGTGCAGTTGGTTTTGGTGCGCTTGCAATTTGGCCTGTCTTCTTCAAGAAGGCTAAGTCTTCTTCGTGTGTGCTCATTTTAACTCCAGCTCGTTAGGATTGATACAGTTATTTCTGATGTTAATAAATCTCCACTAGCTGCATTAGTTATAGCTGGAGCGGAGACACTTGATATGTTGTAAACCAGGGTAGATGCCGCTAGTTTAGTTACTACTGCCACAATAAAATTCTCTATGCCTAATAGGTTGCCTTGATTGTCAAATGCAGGCGTGGTTACTAAAATCTTAAAATTAGCCAGGGGTGCGATGCTTGTCTGGCTATTATTGCTTGGCTCGATGTAAGGGTCGGATGGGGTCACCACGACACTATTTGCGAGCAGAGTTGCTGGTGGGAATGCAAAGGTTGACCATACGCCATTATTTGTTAAGGCTGTTGCTAATGTGCCACGTAGGGTAGAGATCGCTGCCATTAGCCCACCAGTGATGCTGGACTTGAATACGGTTGGATGAGACCACGCACTCGGTTAATCAGCTGATAACCCATCCGATAGGGGCTGGCACTGATCCCATCCATACCGACCCCACCAGTCTGGCTAACTTGTCTTGCTTGCCAGATGTCTACAGCAACGATCATCGCTGCCTCACGTATTGCTGGGGTTGTCGCATAAGATTGGGTTTTGTGGTCTGAACCAGTAACTAATCCATAAGGAACTACCTTGTGAAATGTTTGGTTTGCAGCTGTCTTGTTGTATTGCACAAATGAATAACCATTAGGGTAATTGACTTGGCCATAGTTATACATAAATACTGGGATCAGGCTAGTAGTGCCAGATGTCGGTGGAATTGTGCCAGTGATTGTGTGCGTGCCATTAAATACGGCACCGCAAGCACTTACCACTATTGATTGTGTCGCAGCGAATGCGTTTGGATTAGCAAGCATAAGTGTTGCCACGTTATCTTGTAATGATGTAGCTACTACTGGGGCAGTGTTAAACCATAGATACTGGTTAATTAAATCTTCTGCAGTTTGGCAAACTTCTTCTACTGTTGCATCGGTATACAAAGTGCCAATTCCAAGATTCGAGCGTAATTCAGCTGTGGTCACGTAGACGGCTGGCATTGTATTCCTCTCTTAAAAACTCCCCCAGGGCTAGGGCTACTAAACCCCAGGGGATTACTTATTGATTAACGGGTCTTATCAGGTCTTCTTGTACTTCAAGATTCCGTTAGGCATCTTAGCGATTGTTGCCATATAACCATAAATTGCAACTTGTACTTGCAAATTGCTTACCACGTTAACAGACATAAAGTTTTGCGCAGAGCGATATACAGTAAACGCTTCTGGTGCAAGGATAATTGCTGAGTCATCATCAAATGTAGTTGCTGTGAAGTTCTTGTCTACATATAGATCAAGTCCTAGCACGTTGCCACGGATAGATGATGGTGTAACTTGTCCAGCTGCGTTCATTGGTTGTAACGCATTAAATACTGGGCGCTTTGTTGTATCTTGCGCACCAATTAACGCACCCCATTGTGCTGGGTTAGCGATGTAATTCTGTGCGAAATAGCCAGTGTTTGTGTAGATAGTACGTGCTGCTTCTGTTGAGAATGCAACGATACCATCAAGGTCTGCAGTTGTATTTGTACCATTGGCACCTGCTTGGATCAAAGCTGCTAATACAGTCTGATCTAGGCGCTTCAAATATGCGTACTCAAGTTGCTTTGTTAGTTCTGCATAGAAGTTAGGGTCTGAACGCTCTAGTAATTCAACTGAGAGTGTGTTCATACCAGCATACTTAGATACTGTGCCAGTTAGGTACTGAGTTTCCATACCTGTGTTTTGTACTGCGCCAGCTTCTGCTTCTACAGTTACTTCTGGTGCAACACCTGATCCGCCACCAACGCTTGTAACCAATGAAGGTACTGAAATAGACATACCTGATGTTGGTAGTGTGCCTTGTGAGCAAGCATCGATTGCTGGTGTGCCAAAGCGTGTGTTAGTTACAAACTCGCTTAGGTATTGAGTTGGAGAAAATGCTGGGTTTGTTGCAAATGAATCATCTGCTGCAGCTACGTACAGTTTTGAATCATCATTACCTAATGCAGCCTTGATCTTATGCTCTGTATAAGCAGCCATAGATGTAATTGGCGTACGGATAGATGTTTGGATAACTGGTGTTGTAATTACTGGGCGTGCGGCTTCTACTGTAGGAGTAGCAGCCTCTGCCTTTGCTTCTTGTGGCGCTGTTGCTAAATCTTCCACAGGAGCCTCGCTTTCTTTAGTTTCGATTGGTGTCTCTGCTTCGCTTTCGCTAGCAGCAACTTTAGTTACTTGCGCTGCACTAAATGCAGGCGTTTCGACCAGGCTAACCTCTCTTAGTGTTGCACTGGT